AAATCATTGCAAGGTATCACAACTTGGGTAATGGATGAAGCAGAAGAATTAGTTGATGAAGATACATTTGACAAGATTGATTTAAGTGTACGTAACAAAGCACAAGAGAATAGAATCATACTAATACTGAATCCAACAACTAAAGAACATTTTATATATCAACGTTGGTATGAATCACGTGGTGTACAAGCTGGTAGCAATATAACAAAAGATGATACCACTTACATACATACAACGTATCTAGACAACAAAGATAATTTAAGTACAAGCTACATACAACAAATAGAAAGTATGAAGCAAAGAAGACCAGAAAGATTCAAACATACTATACAAGGTGCTTGGCTAGACAAAGCAGAAGGTGTTATATATTCTAATTGGTCAATAGGTGAATTTAAGTATATTAATAAAATTGTTTATGGACAAGATTATGGATTTAGTAATGACCCTAGCACATTAGTCAAAACAAGCATAGACAAAGAGAATAAAATTATTTATGTAAAGCTCTGTTTCTATCAGGCTAAATTAACTACAAGTGAACTTGCAAACTTAAATGTAAAGTATGCAGGCAATGATTTAATTGTGGGTGATAGTGCAGAACCTAGATTAATAAATGAGTTATCAAGACATTGTAATATAGTACCAGCTATAAAAGGGCAGGGTAGTGTAACATATGGTATTAGTATGATACAAGATTATGATTTAATAATAGATAGTGATAGTACTGATCTAATCAAAGAACT